CCACCAAGAAACCGATAGTAAATTGCTTCTTTTTGTAATTTATTTAGGCCATCTATTACCGCATCAACAATCTTAACATTGTCCATATCAATTTTAGATACCATATCCTCAAACACTTCCGATGTAGACTCACCGCCTGTAAAAAAATAGCTTGTTCTACTCGGATAACCTAATCCATGTTTGTCTAATTTCATCCACCTAGACCAATCATCTAGGATAATCATAAGACTATTAATCCTCACTCACCACCTTCATATATAGTATTTACAGTTCCATACATATGAGGTGTAGATTGTGGATGAGATATATTTTTACCCTCATCTATCTTGTGAGATTTTCTATTTTTAATTTCAAAATTATCTAATATTGTTTTTGGGTAAAGCAAATTAGCTAGAGCACATTTGTGCCTTTTAAAATAAACTGTGTGCCTTTGTTTTTTCTTTCTAGCTAACAAATCTTTAATAACTAAACTACGAATAATATGTGCAGCAGTTACTTCTTCAATCCCAATTGTTTTAGCTACTTCTGGAATTATTAATTCTTCTCCATTTTCAAACAACTCATAAACTTTTTCAGCTAACTGATAACGCTGAAGTTTAGAGCCATCTGCTAAATCATACCAATGCAGATTAGATTGATTTTGTAATATTTCGTATTTCATAACTCCCCCTTTGTAACAATTTTACCCGTTGGCTCATGAACAATATGAAACTTATTTCCCTTGCTCATTATAAAATAAACATACCCTTCCCAAACAAATTTATGTTCATTCCATTCGTCTTTATTTTTCTTTAGTGTTTCTTTTCCCTTTGTCATTACAAACTCCTTTTAAATATTTGTCATGTCCACACCACCACTTTTTATAAAAAAACTTTCCTACCTTTTTGCATTCATGGCATGGATGTGGTTTGTTTAAATTAATCTTCATCATGCAAACTGTCATCAATCCATTCATCTTGCTTGGCTTTAACTTCTAAAACCTTTAATTCTGTCTGATGAACTTTGATCATTTGCTCAAGATACCATATTGCTTTTTTACAGTCATCTATCTTGTCAGTCAATTTCTCTGACTTTAATCCTTCCCTGCTAACATACTTCAAAGCATTACCTTTAAGATACCCATAAAACTCTGCCTTACTCATTTTGGCTTGTTGATATTCTATAGTCTCAATACCACCTTTTTTATAATGGTCAGGATTTATATTATCTTCCATAATTTCTCCATAAAATCATTAGTTAAAAATCATACATTGCTTTCTATTTAAAATTTCTTTTTCAAACTATAATGCAATTTCTATCAACCTACAAGGAACACAAATTATGTGGACTCAACCCATTGCAACAGAATTAAGATTTGGTTTTGAGGTGACTTTATATGTCATGAACCGATAGCTCTTTATGTATTTGTTTAGCGGTTTTGACAGCTTCTTCATAATCGCTAAACATTCCATAATGTTTCCATTTGTTCATAACAGTAAATCCAACTTTCCAATACCCTCTGTCATTGTAAACACCTAAACATTTTCTTTTTGTATTGTAAGCATTAGTTTTATAAGTAGCTAATCTTAAATTTTCAATACGATTGTCACCTTTATTTTGATTGATATGGTCAATTATCAAACCATCAGGAATTTTTCCATAATGCATTTCCCAAATAACTCTATGCTGATAATATATCTTTCCTTTATAAGATACATTTTTATATCCATCAGGTCTGATGCTACCTGCAACTTTGTTATTAGATAATCTAATTAAATTACCATCTTTGTATTTAAATATATTTTTCATAAAAAGGAAATGGGGAGTTACCTCCCCTTATCCTATCCCCCTTAGTAACAAATAGAACCATTAGCTGTAGGCTGACATACTGTTAACTTATCAGTTCCATATATAAATGTAGGTTCATCACTATCTACTTCTGCAGCATAATTAACTGACCCTTCATCATCAACATATACAATAGAATTTGGTGCATCAATAATCACCAAAGATCCGTCATCTGTCCAAACACTTTCTGCCCCTAAACTACCGCTTAACAACATCAATAAAATAACTCGCATAATAACTCCTTTGTAAGTGTGAAATAACACTATAACCAGAATGATATATTAATTAATTTATTTGTGCAAATTTATTTGCAATGCTTTTGCAAGTGTGTATACTAGATACTAATAACAAAGGAGATTTAAAATGATACTAACAAACAAAAATTCAATCACTAAACTAATAGGCCTAGACATCGTAGCTGAAATAGGTGATGACTATACTTACCAAACAGATGCTGAAAATAAACAATACTCACCAGTAGATGCATTGAAAGAAATGTGGTTGGAAGAGGTTGAAGATCAACTTAACTCATATCAAATTGCTGAATATCTAGGCAGAATTGATTGGAACGGAATTGCAGACGATGCAATTAATGCAGCACAAGAAAGAAGAGATGCTGAAGAGGAAGCAAAAGAGTACGAAGACAATCCTAATAACTGGATCTACGACAAAGAAACTGGAGTTTGGGATGAACGATATTAATAACAAAGGAGATAATAAAATGGAACAAAAAATAATTGAAGAAGCTAACCAACATTTTGCAATTAGTAATTTTGCAGAAATAGTTTTGGACTCTGGACCAAACTCTGTTCTAGGTATGCTTAAACAACTTAACCCTGATGCCTATCAAGAATTAATTATGGCATCACAAACAAAGGAGCTAACATGAAAGAACTAATGGCAATCCAGCAGGAGCTGAAAGCACCAAAAGGTCAGTTAAACAAATTTGGTAATTACAATTACAGAAGTGCTGAAGATATTTTAGAAGCTGTTAAACCTTTACTAGCTAAACACAATGCATTGTTATTAATTACTGATGAAGTTAAAGAAGTTGGTGGTTATATGTATGTTGAAGCTACAGCAGTTTTTCAGATAGCAGAAAATCACATTAGCGTTAAAGCACAAGCTGGTATTAATCCAACTCGCAAAGGTATGGACATAGCCCAGTCATTCGGCAGCAGTAGCTCGTATGCAAAGAAATATGCGTTAGGGCACATGTTATTACTAGATGATACTAAGGATGCTGACAGCAAAGACAACAGTGCTGTTAATAAACCATCTACACAAGCCGAACTAAAGAAAGCAAAAGAAACTTTAGAGGAAGCTCATGAGGATGGTGCGTTAAAACAAGCCTATTTTGAATTGTCAGATATTTTACAATCTGAATTAAGGGACTTTGCTAATGAGCTCAAACGCACATCTTAATTTTTTAAGATACGAAGATGGTAAGTTGTTTTGGGCACAAACAATCTCAAAAAAATGTAAAGTTGGTCAAGAGGCAGGGACTAAAAGACCTAATGGGTATGTTCATGTGCAGTTGTTTGGAAAAAAATATTACGCTCATAGAATTATATGGGAGATGTTGAATGGAGAAATACCTAAAGGTAAAGTTATGGACCATATTAATAACAATCGTTCTGATAATAGAATAGAAAATTTACAACTAGTTACTAATAAACAAAACAGCCAAAGAAGAAATAACTCTAAAGGGTATCAATTTAAAAAAGAATCAAAAAGACCTTACATATCTAGAAGGAAATTTAATTACAAGGATTATTATCTAGGTATGTTTGGAACACCTTGCGGAGCTTATATGGCTAATAGAATGTTTTTTGTGGGAGGGTTACATGAATAGTCATCTCAAAGACAACAGGCGGCATAACATTATAACTGCATCTCAAGCATGGGGTGCAGTCTATGAAAGGCAAAAGATATGGAGAGAAAAGACGTTTAGAGAAAAACCTTTTTCTGGAAATATCATGACCCAGTGGGGAAATGACCATGAGGAAGTTGCATTAAGAGCTTTTGAAAAACATATGAATGACATTTGTGAGAATGGAAACAAGTTATTAGTGCATCCAGACTTACCTATTGGTGCAAGTGCAGATGCTTTTTTAAATAGCATACCAGTAGAAATTAAATGTCCTTTTACACAAAAAATTTATCCGACTATCCCTGACAGGTATTGGGTACAGATGCAGATACAAATGTTAGTAGCACAAGCAAATGGATATAAAAATGCAGTTGCAGCACATTTTGTTGTATGGACTCCAGAGGAATTACATACGGAGTTGGTGCAATACGATCAAGAATTTATTGACTGGTACATACCAAAAGCCAAAGAGTTTTTGTCTTATGTAGCAGACGATAAAGAACCACCTCGCTATAAGAGGAAACCAGTATTTAATTTTAATAAGGAGAAATAAAATGGCAGTAGTAGGAATTAGTGCAAGTATAGATGTAAGTAAGATTGATAAAGAAAAACTTATCAAAGGTAAAAAAGGTACATATTTAAACATTACGGCTTTTGTAGATATAGAAAATAAAGACCAATATGACAACAATGGTATGGTGACTCAATCTGTTACTTCAGAAGAAAGGGAAGCTGGAACTCGTGGAGCAATACTTGGCAATACTAAAGTATTTTTTCAGGGTGAGTCAAAGCAAAACTCTAGTCCTAAACAAGCTGACAGTTTTGAAGAGTTAAAAGATGACATCCCTTTTTAGCATATTGTTAGGTCTAGCTCTCAGTATGATGGGAGCTGTATCTATATTATGTTGGCTGTATATTTTTTATTTGTTAATTAACAAAGGAGTTGAGTTATGTCTACCTCACAAAAAAAAATGATTTTAGATCATTTAAAAAGTAAGAGTTGGTTTAGTAAAGCCCCTAGAAAAATTAATACTCGTATTGCTAGGGCCAAGTTTGGAGTTGAAAGATTGGCATCTAGGATCAACGATTTAAGAAATCAGGGTTACGATATTGAAACTTTACAAAAAATAGGAATTAATAAATTTGGTAAAAAAATAACTTTTGCCGAGTACACACTAAAGGAAAACAAATGACTTATAACGAAGCACTTAAATTATGTAACAACGACGCTAAAGAATTAGCAGCAGCATTAGAATGTACCCACCAAATGGTTTATCAGTACAAAAAGAAACCAGATGAAGAGCTGCCAAAAGTTAGATCAATTGTGTTACAAGCAAAACTAGGTATTTATAAACTTGAATCAAAGGTAGAGTAATGTACAAGATAAAAAATTGGCAAGAATTTCAGCCACCATTGAGGTCAGATAGAAATGTTATTTGGATCAAACTTTACAGAAAATTACTAGATGATTTTGATTGGAGCAACTTAACTGATAGCAACAAAGCAACCTTAATAGAGTTGTGGTTATTAGCATCAGAAAATGAGGGTAAATTACCAGATATTAATGAAATATCTTTTAGATTAAGAAAGGATAAATCTTTTATTATTAAACAGTTAGAACAGTTGGCATCATTTGTTTTACAGGATGTTGCCGAAGTGTTGCCGACTCGGTTGCCTAGAGTAGAGAAGAGTAAGAGTAAGAGTAAGAGTAGAGTAAGAGTAGAGGTAGATAATGGGTTTGATTTGTTTTGGAATACTTACCCAAGAAAAGTTGGTAAGGGTAAAGCTGAAGAAGCGTGGGTTAAACAAAATCCAAATGTTGAAGATGTAATAAAAACTTTAACTTGGCAAAAAGAAAGTAAGCAATGGTTTAAAGACAATGGGACCTATATACCAAACCCTACTACCTACATAAACCAAAAAAGATGGCTTGATGAACCTACAGAGGAGGTTATATTTTGAACAACGAAGATAAGAAAACATTTAAGGAAATGCTAGATACAGTATTTGATATTTATAACAGGCCTCATGCAGATCAAAACCTATTAAGAGTTTGGTGGATGAAGGTAAACACCTATCAAATAAATGTAGTGAGTAAGGCTTTTGATAGTTGGACGACTAGCAGCAGTAAAGCCCCAACACCTCATGACATTATTTTGTTATGTAGACAAAAGAAGCTAGAGAATAAAGTGCCAGACAAATTAACTTTTAAACCTATGAGCCCAGAAAAAAGAAAAGAGATTTCGGAAAAGCTACAAGGATTAATTAGAAAAATGCGAGGTGTTGCATGAAATTTACATTAAACAAAAATAATTTAGATGGGTTAGTTGGTAAGTTAAAAGAATTGGATCAAGACAAGCTGTGGTCGGTGACAGTTAAACCATACAAGTCTACAAGGTCACTGGATGCTAACGCTTACTATTGGAACTTGGTAGCCGAGTTGGCAGATTACTTTGGCCTAAAGTCTAAAGACGAAATGCATGAGGTTTTATTGTACAAGTTACTATCTGAAGAAAAACAGATAAAGAATTTAAAGGTAATGACTATTGGTAGCACTACTAAATTAAATACGACTGACTTTAACAAATATTTAGAAACTGTTAAAGACTTTGCTAGGTCTTATGGATTTTTGTTAAAGGATGAAAGATAACAGATGAAAAAGAAATCAAAGACTAAAGACGAAAAAAATTGGCTTAATAAATTAAGTAACTTTGGTTGTGTTATCTGTCGTAAGTATTATGAAATAGATGACCCATTACCTGCCAACTGTCATCATATTAGACAAGGTATGGGGATGGGACAAAAGAATAGTCATTACATGGTGCTACCACTTTGCTGGGAACATCATCAGGGTCAGGATGGATTTCATCATGCACCAAAGACTTGGCAAAAAAAGTATGGAACTGAAGCAGAGCTTTTGGAATGGGTACTTAATAAACTGGAGGGATAATTATGATTGAACTTGCATTTGTTTTGTTAGTTTACAATACAAGTCTTGATGAGAAATATATTGGTAATTTTAACAGTTGCGAAATTGCTCAAATTCATTATTTTATGTATGAGAATAAAAAGTACAATGGCTTTAGATGCATACCTAAAGAATACGCATTGTTAGAAGGCACACCAATAAAAAATATTTATATGTCTAATGGAAAATTTAGATATCAATCATTTAAAGATGTTTGTAAGGCTAGGAGGAACTGTATATGAGCAAAGGCTCAAACAAAAGAAAGAAAGATATAACAGACAAAGAGTTTGAAGAAAATTGGAACAAAATATTTAGTGATCATCCCAATGAAGAAAGGTTTGAAAAGATAGATAAATCCCTTACATCAGCTTGCAATGACTGGGGCGGTATAGAAGAAGATGATTATGGAAACATTTTAAAAGGAAATAAATAATGGCTTCATCTCCAACGGCTAGAACTTTAGCTAGGTTAAGAAAAGAGAACTACGATTTACAGTGCGTGACTGAGCACTACAATTTTTTTTCCAAAACTCGCCATGACTTGTTCGGTATCATTGATATCCTTGCAATACACAAAGGGGACACCATAGCCATTCAGGTAACCAGTTATAGCAACATTAGTGCTAGGGTAAAGAAAATTACAGAAAGTCCTGCCTTGCCCTTCCTACGAGATGCAGGGTGGACAATTTTAGTAGAAGGATGGAAGAAAGAAAAGAATGGTAGATATACCTCCAAAATTGTTGATTTATCTTAATTAAAAATACTTTGCAATCAACTTGTACATTTATCTAAAAAGAGGATAATGAATTTGTAGGTTAAATAAATAACAAAGGAGTAGCATAATGGAATTTCTATTTGATGTCTTTGCAGCAATTGGATTGTTTGGAGTAGTCGCTTGTATTATAGAGAATTTTGTAGTAAAATCGGAGGGCTAGGACAGGTTCGTCTAGAATTTGTTTAAGCTCCTTTGTAATGCCACTTTAATCGGTGGCATTTTTTTTGTTTACAGGAATAAACTATGGAATCAACTCCAAACACAACAGCTGTTATAGATAGCCAAGAGTCTGCACCTCAAACTTATGACTTTATATCCAATATGACTGGAGATAATCAGCGGGCATATGACGATATGGAAAGAAAGAAGGGTGAAGCAGCTTCTAGAAAATCCCATAGAGATGCAGAGATACTATTTGATAAAAGAAAGCAAACTGATGCTGACGCACTTTACGGAGCTGTTGGGGGTGGATATGTTTATCCCAAACTGGCATCTTGGCAACCCGTAGAAACCTCTGCAGGGACAACATACGAATGGAAGTACCAAAAGGGAACGGGTTATAATTTGCCATATACTGCACAAAACTACGTCGGCTATGACCCTTTAGCCTATCAATCAGGAACAAATCCTGATACGGGAGAACCTATGGTCCAGTCTATGTTTGATAAAGTGTACGAACCAAAAACTTATGACCCAAGACTGACACCAGAATTAGACTCACTTATGAAAGCAAAGTATGACATGTATAGCAGTTACGGGATGGGAGGTCCTGATTTATCAGGCATAGTTAGACCCAGTTTAATGTCGCCTTCAACGGGAGATGGAACTTATAGTAGAGGAATGCATAGAGACATTTTAGGTTTATTAGGTAAATCACGGAGGTAATAAGTATGTGGTCATGGCACTGGATTGTAGGATGTCATTTTGGTTTTGAGTGGTATGAAGATATAAAAATAGATGACTCTAAAAACAAAAAGAATTTTGACTATTTCATTATTGATGTAGGATGTCTTAGAATTCAACACTGCACCCTGCTCAAAAAAGATGATTAAAAAAGAAAAAACAGGAAAAAGAATTTATGATAAAGAATATTTTGCATCATATTATGAAGCAAACAAAGAAAAAATAGCTTTAAGAAACAAAAAATATAAAGCAATTTATAACAAAGAAAATAAAGAAAAGATAAAAGCTCAACATCAAGCCTACTACAAAGCTAATAAAGAAAAGATAACTGCTCAAAGTAGAGCTTGGGAAGCAAAAAATAAAGATAAGAAAAGTGTTTATAGAGCAAACAGCAGAGCAGCTAAACTAAATAGAACACCGAGTTGGGTAACTAAAGAAGATTTGAAAGAGACAAAAGATATTTATAGAATGGCTAGAAGGCGACAAGAGGTTGAAGGTATTGAGTATCATGTAGACCACATCATACCACTACAAGGTAAGAGCATTTCAGGACTTCATGTACCAAGCAATCTACAGATATTAACAGCAAGAGATAACAGAGGTAAAGGAAACACACATAGTGTGTAATGAAACCAATGAGAAAACCAATGAGAAAAAAACAACAGAAGAAAGGATGGAAGAATTACGTCGCTGGTTTGAAGCTAACTCAGATTGTGTGTAAGTTAATAAAGAAAGTAAAAAATCGTTAAGAAGACAAGGCTACAATAATAATAATATTAATGCTAACATAACAAACATTAACTAGGAGCAATGACCCATAACGGAGTTGCATAACAATGAAATACTATACATATATACATACAAAAGATAATCAACCTATTTATGTAGGCAAAGGTAAAAACAATAGAGCTTACTCAAAAAGAGATTATGACAATCACACTGTAAAGATCATAGATAAAAATATATCTGAAGCTCAAGCACTAGAGCTAGAAGAATTCTTAATACAAGAGATAGGTATAAGTAAGCTAAAGAATAAATACACTAAAGGTTGCCAATCTAGCAGGATAGTAATAGATTATAAAAACTATATAAGATATAGAAAGACTCTATGGAATATGAGTACAAAACAAATATATAAAGTTGCTAAACAAATAGTTGATGATGCTTGTGATGGTAATTTAAAAGCTATTAAAATATGTTTACCTTTTATTAAAATCAATAACTTATCCAGTGGAATTTTAGATGGATAGAGAGGAACAATTAAAGTTAGCTCAAAAGAAAGCAGCTATTGTTAACAAAGGCAATAAGAATGGAGCTAGAAAGTCCAGAATATTAAATGACACACTTAAACGCAGACTTATGCAGGAAGATGGTGAGGAAGCTAACAAGGTTATTGCTGCATTACTTAATGAAGCCAAAGAGGGCAATGTTGCTGCAATCCGAGAGGTCATGGACAGGGCAGAAGGCAAGGTTCAAAACCAGACAGACATAATATCTAGCGATGGTTCACTCCAAAACAATTTGAAAATAGAATTTGTAGATGCAGCCGACCCAAAAGTTTCCGAGTAAGCTAAAGTTTTTATTTGAACCACACCGATATAAGGTAGCTTATGGAGGGAGAGGGTCAGGTAAGTCTTGGAACTATGCAAGAGCTTTACTAATGATGGGGACAGAAAAACCTTTAAGAGTTTTATGTACAAGAGAGGTCCAGAAGTCTATTAAGCAATCAGTCCATACGCTGCTTAAAGATCAGATACAAGCATTAGGTCTAGGAGAGTATTACGATGTTGTAGAAAGCTCTATACGAGGTATAAACGGCACTGAATTTAACTTTGCAGGACTTGCTACCAATACAGTTGAAAGTATTAAATCCTTTGAGGGGGTTGATATTGTCTGGTGTGAGGAAGCACAGAACATAAGCAAGAGATCATGGGACATCTTAATACCTACAATCAGGAAACCTGACAGTGAGATATGGGTAACATTTAATCCTTACATGGACACAGATGATACTTATAAGCGTTTTATTATTAACAAGCCCAGTAACGCTAGAATAGAAAAAGTTAATTACATTGACAACCCTTTCTTTCCAGACGTGTTGGAGATAGAAAGAGAACGCTGTAGAAATCACAACGCTGAAGATTATAGTAATATCTGGGAGGGTAATACTAAAGCTGCGGCAGATGGTGCTATATATCACAATGAGATAACAAAAGCACAAGAGTCTGGAAGGATTACAACTATACATCCAGATGCTTTATTAAAGACTCACGTTGTTATGGATTTAGGATGGAATGATTCTATGGCTATTATCTTATGCCAAAGAAATTTATCCGAGATACGGATTATAGATTATATAGAAGATGATCACAGGACATTAGATAGTTACTCGGACCAACTGAAACAGTTAGGCCACAACTGGGGCACGATGTATTTACCTCATGACGCTAGGAACAAAGACTTTAAGTACGGGACATCAGCCGAAGAGATTATGCAACGACTGAAATGGGACACCGAAGTCATACCTAAAGCAAATATAGAGACTGGTATTAAGTTAGCTCGGATGACTTTTGAAAGAGCTTACTTTGAAAAAGATAAAGCAAAAAGATTAATAGAGTGTTTAAAGAACTACAGAAGAAGTATTAATCAAATAACACAAGAACCACATGCTCCATTGCATGATGAATATAGTCATGGTGCTGATGCTTGGAGATACACCTGTGCAGTTGTAGATGCAATGAGTAATGATGATTCTTCTTGGGATCAACCGCTAGAACAAAACAAAGGCTGGGTTGTATAAAACTAATTTTAGGATAGTATAAATGGCATACGATAAGAAAAAAATGAACGCTAATTCTGATAATAACTTAGAGTTAATAAATCTCGTTGAGGCATACATTAATGATAGTTTAGGGTTTATTGAAAGTGAAACATCCAGAGAAAGACAAGCAAGTCTGGAAGCATATATGCGAGAGCCTTATGGTAATGAAGTAGAAGGTCGCTCACAAATAGTCACTGGAGAAGTTGCTGAAGTGGTAGACGGGGCATTGCCTCAAATTATTAAGGTGTTTAGTCAAAGTAATAATGCTGTTGTGTTTGAGCCAGTAAACGATGGTGACGCAGAAATGGCAGAACAAGCTACGTTGATGGCTAACCATGTATTCTATAAAGACAACAACGGCTTTGAGATTATGCACGATTGGTTCTGGGACGCACTCTGCCAAAAAGTGGGTGTAGTAAAATGCTATTTTGATGAGAAAAAAAATACGACAAAAGAAAAATATGAGATGCTTACTGAAGATGAGCTAACCATGATTATGCAAGACGAGGAAGTAGAAGTCGTTGAGCAAGAAGAATATGAAGAGGTGTTAGAACAAGCACCACAGCCAGCAATAGATCCAATGACAGGCCAACCCATAATAGATGAGATGGGTATGCCAATGATGATGGAGACACCTCCAATCATTAATATTTACTACAATGTAAAATGCAAACGCACTGAAGATTATTCTAAAATTAAAATAGAGAATGTAGCACCAGAAGAGTTCTTAATAGATAAGAGAGCAACAACAGTAGAGGATGCTGACTTTGTAGCACAAAGAAGCATGGTGACTCGTTCAGATTTAATATCAATGGGGTATGACCCAAAAGTTGTTGAAACATTACCTATGGGTGATACATTAGAATTTACACCTGAAAGGGTAGCAAGGTACGGCAAAGGTGAAGCTCCCTTTAATACTTCTAACGCTAATGATGAATCAATGGAGTTGGTTGAGTATTATGAGTGTTATATAAAAACTGATTTAGATGGTGATGGTGTAGCCGAGCTTCACAGAGTTTGTTATGCAGGCAACGAAGTATTAATGAGTGAGGAATGTGATTATATTCCCTTCCATACTGTCTGCCCTTTTCCAATTCCACATAAATTCTTTGGTCAGTCTTTAGCAGATAGGGCCATAGATTTACAGTTAGTTAAAACTACGATTACCCGACAAATGCTAGACAATCTGTATTTAACTAACAACTATAGAGTAGGTGCAGTAGAAGGACAGGTTAACCTTGATGACTTACTAACATCTACCGCAGGTGGTGTTATTCGCATTAAGAACCCTAATGCTTTAGTCCCATTAGCGGTCCAATCTAGTGCAGGGCAATCATTCCCTATGCTGGAATACCTAGATGGCGTTCAGGCTAAACGAAGTGGTGTATCAGAAGCGTCACAGGGCCTTGATCCTAATATCCTCCAGAATGTAACAGCCACAGCAGTGAGTGCAATGAGTTCAGCAGCTGGCGGTAAGATAGAGTTAATAGCTCGTATCTTTGCAGACACAGGGGTAAGTTCTTTAATGAAAGGTATCTTGCATTTACTTTGTAAGTACCAAGACAAAGAAAGAACGATTAAAATTAATAACAAATATGTACCCATGAATCCTAGAGAATGGGACACACAATACAACATCACAGTGAATGTAGGCTTAGGAAATGGTAGCAAAGCAGAACAATTATCTGTTATGCAAATGGTGTTGGACAAACAAGAACAAATGCTAACTCAGTATGGATTATCTAACCCACTTGTTAGCTTAAAACAATACAGAGACACACTGGCTAAATTTGTAAACATGGCAGGATTTAAAGATGATTCAGCCTTTATTAAGGATGTATCACAAGAAGAGTCTGACCAGATGGCTCAACAACAATCAGAAAACCAACAATCTGACCCTAATACTGAAGCAGCTAAAATACTTGCACAGGTAGAAAAAGAAAAAGCAGAGATGCAAATGCAATCTAAGATGGCACAGCTTGAATTAGAAAAACAAGAGCTAGAGCTTAAGGTACAGAAAGAAATGTTAGAGCTGCAACAAAAACAAATGCAGTTTGAGTCAGAGATGGCCATGAAAGAAATGGAACTGATGCAAAAGACTAACAATGACCAAGAAAAAACTGATCTAAACAAAACAAAAGAAATATTAAATTCATTAGAAAAAATACAAAATATGGCGACACCTAAATAATGACAAAAGCAGAAGCATTTAAAAACTTGATAAGAAGCGATGAGCTTAACGACGAAATAGAATTAATGAGAGAAGAATTAGTACAGTTAATTGTTAACTCAGATGATGACGAAGTAGCTACAAGAGAAGGGGCTTATGTCAGGATTAAAGTAATTAATGAAATTATGGCTAGGTTTGAATCTATCGCTAAAGACGATGAGATTAAAGACAAGGCTTGGAAGATATTGTAAATGGGGATCATCACACTTATTTATTTAAGTGGTGCAGTCACAGGAACAGTAGTAGGAGAAGCATTTAAACCACTCAATCTTCCTGTTGATGATGCTAATTTAGACAAAGAATGTATTGTTAAAACAACAAGCTCTAAAGTCTACGACAAAGAAATTAAACTTTATATTGAAAATGTTTACACAGAAGAGCATTGCAATACAAAAACAAAAGACAGTAACAGACCCATTAAAAGAATATTAAAGAATATAAAAGAACATTAAGCATATTGCTTAGTTGGTAAAGCCACACCTAGAGGGCAAAAGGAAAGAGAATGAGTGATGACACCATGACTTCCGATTCATCGGAAAGTGGAAATCTAACAGTAACAGATGCAGCTTCAGCTATTGAAGGTATGCTATCTAGTGCAGAGGACTCCACACAGGAACAACCAGAAGTAGTAGAAGAAGCAACCGAAGAGGTAGAAGAAGTAGAGGAAACTGAAGAAGAAACTGAATCAGAGGTAGAATTAGAAGTAGAAACCGAAGAAGAAGTGGAAGCTGAAGAAGACTCCGAAGTTGAAGAAACTGAAGAAATTGAGGAAGAACAAACTTTCACCATAAAAGCAGCAGGTGAGGAAAAAGAAGTTACCCTTAATGAGCTAAAGAAATCTTATCAACTCGGCTCTGATTATACTAAAAAGACTCAAGAAGTAGCTGAACAGCGTAAAGTCATAGAGCAAGAAGCTAAAGCTATTATTGAAGCTAGAAAAGTTAGAGATGACTACTCACAAAAATTGCAGGCAGTAGAACAATTCTTAGTTGGACAAAATGACAGTCCAGAAGATTTATCTGCAATGAAAGAGAACGACCCGATAGGATATGCAGTTAAGGTCGCAGAAATGACCGAGAAAAAAGAACAATTACAAACAGTTCATGCAGAAAGGATGCGAATTGCTCAAGAGCAAAAAACGCAAAATGATGTAAGTTTACAACAGTTTGTACAACAAGAATCACAAAAACTGACAGAATCCTTACCAGAGTTTTCAGACAAAGCTAAAGGCGAACAAGTCCGCAATGACATTCGTAGCTATGGCAAAAAGGTTGGTTTCACAGATGAAGAGTTATCTCAAGTCTATGATTCCCGCCATGTATTGGTATTACATAAAGCAGCACAGTACGACAAATTAATGGCAGGTAAAGCTGGCGTTAAGAAAAGAGTCGCTAAAGCACCAAAGACTTTAAAGTCTGGGGCTAAAGTAAAGCAGAATGTAACCGATATACAAAAGAAACAACTTAAACGGCTACAGCAAACTGGTTCAGCCAGAGACGCTGCAGCTATATTTGAAAACTTTATTTAAGGAATAACAATGGCAGAATATAGAACGTATACAGCGATTGGGCAAAGAGAAGATTTAAGCAACACAATCTACAATATTGCTCCAACCGAAACACCAGTAGTTTCATCTATTGGTAAAACAAAAGCAACAGCAACATATCATGAATGGCAAACTGATACATTAGCTGCGGCTAGTGCAGCAGGTTTAGTTGAGGGTGCAGATGCAGGAACTGCTACTGATACACCTACAGATCGTGTTGGTAACAAAACACAAATTCAAGGTAAAACAGTCCATATCTCTGGAACTCTTGATGCAGTTGATAAAGCAGGTCGTAAGACTGAAACAGCTTACCAGCTTGCTAAAGCAGGACAAGAGCTAAAACGAGACATGGAAAAAACTATTCTTGGTAACGTAGCTCAAAGTAATGGTACTGCTGGTTCATCAGCTAGGCTACTTGGTTCTATCCAAACATGGCTTGGTACTAACTTTGTAACAATGACAGATGGTGAAGCACCTGTTGGTGCTGATGGTACAGCCACTCGTACAGAGGGTTCTACTGCAGACGCGTTTACAGAAGCAAAACTAAAAGAAGTGGTTAAATCATGTTTTGTAAATGGCGGTAATCCAACTATATTAGTTGTGCCACCTACACAGAAACAAGTTGTTTCTACATTTGCTGGTATTGCAGAGCAAAGATATGAAGCACCAAAAGCAAAAGCAACAACTATTATTGGTGCTGCTGATGTTTACTTATCAGACTTCGGTACTTTATCTGTTGTACCTGACAGATTTATGACTGCTGATACAACACCAGATGCAGAACAAGCTCTAGTGCTTGACCCTACAATGGCTTCTATTGCTACACTGAGACCATTTGAGTCACATCTATTAGCTAAATCTGGAGATAGTGAGAAACATCAAATGCTTGTTGAGTACACTCTACAAGTATCTAACGAGAAGGCACATGGTATCGTTGCTGACTTAGCAGTTTAATTTAGGTTAAACATTATATTGCCCCTTCGGGGGCAGTATTATTACTAAATTTATAATGCTAAAAAAAATATTATTTAAACCTATTCTTATTACATTAGGTTTATTAGCTGTATTACCTATTACACCTATTGTACTTTTTTTGATATATGGATGGATAAAATGAGAATATTTAAAGAACATAATACAGATGATGGAAAGATTATAGAGACTAATCAAGATGTAACTGACATCATTGAAAAGAATAAACAAGAATATAATAACAACTCAACAAAATGGGGTGATGACTTATTTGATAATAAGATAGCATCTATTCCAATGACTGTTGTAGACAAGTTAAATCAACAAGGAATCATGAGAGGGTTTCATGTATTAGATCAAAAGAAATTCTTTGCATGGCTAAACGACCCAGACAATAGATTTTTTAGAACAAAAAAAGGTAGAATCTAAATGGCATTCTTCACAACCTACACAACTCTACAGGCAACTATAGCGAGTTACTTGGCCCGTACTGATTTAACAGTGCAGATACCAGAATTTATTAGACTAGCTGAAAATAGACTTGTCAGAGACTTACGTATTAGGCAAATGCTTAAAGTTGCTACTACTGAAACAACAGCAGGTAAGGCAGTAGTCGCTTTGCCTTCTGATTTTATAGCTATGAAAGATTTGCATTTACAAGGTAACCCACCACAAACAATTAAATTTTTATCTACAAGTAATTTCTTTAGAAACGCACAAACTGCTGTTTCAGGATTACCTACTAGATATACACTGTTAGGTGCAGAGTTTCAATTTGCCCCAATTCCTGACAGCAAATACACGCTACAAATGGTTTACTTTTACCAACCAGAATATTTAAGCGACACAGTTTCATCTAACCTTTGGTTGGCAGAGACACCTGATTTATTGCTCTATGCTGCACTAGGTGAAGCAGAGCCCTACTTGATGAATGATGAAAGACTTGCAACATGGGCAAGTATGTATGACAGAGGAATTCTCGCTTTAACAAAGAGTGATAGTGAATCTGAATACCCTGCTACACCAATTACAATAACAAACTCAATAAGGTAAATTAATATGGATGAAATGTCGGACTATTTAAAAAATAAACTTCTAAACTTGACACTTAATGGAACAGCATTCGCAGGAATGAATAATCCTTATGTGTCTCTAAACATTGCAGACCCAACACCTGCTGGAGATTTATCAACTGAAGTTGTTGCTACAGGGTCTTCTTATGTTAGGATGCCTGCTTCATTTATTGTTGCAACAGGAACATCAGGCTTAGTTGATACAGATGCAGATACAACTTTCCCAGCCGCAACTGCATCATGGGGAACAGTGAGTTACATTGGTTTATGGGATGCATCTATTGGGGGTAACATGTTATATTACACAGCATTAGATGCCTCTAAAGTTATTGATATAGGTGATGTATTTAAAATTGCTGCAGACAATTTAACAGTAGAATTATCGTAAGGATAAAATATGGCTCTCGTATTTAAAGACCGCGTCCAAGAAAGTACGACTACTACTGGCACAGGGACAGTTACGCTTGCTGGTGCTACCACAGGCTTTCAATCATTTAGTGTCATTGGTAATGGCAATACAACCTACTATACGTTAGTATCAGAAGGTGAATGGGAAGTAGGTATTGGCACTTACACAACCTCAGGAACAACACTGTCTAGGGACAATGTACTAGAGTCTAGCAATTCTGGGTCTAAGATTACTTTGTCTGGAACTAGTAACGTATTCTGTACTTACCCTGCTGAAAAGGCGGTAGTACAAGACAGCACTAATACAGGTATTGCACCACAGATAGGTGCAACTAATGGAATATTTGTAAATAATTCAATCATAGGAGCTGACTACATAATCCCTACAAGTTATAATGCAATGTCAGTAAATGCAACATTAGCAAGTGGTGTATCAGTCACAGTTCCAGCTTCTAGTAAATGGGTAATCTTATAATATGGCTACAACAATTAATGCAGATACAAGTGATGGATTAAAACTAACCTCTGATACATCTGGGCAACTAGAGTTACAATCAGCAGGCTCAACTAAAGTTACGATGGATACTAGTGGTAATGTAGGTATTGGTACTACAACTCCATCTTTTGAATCTGGTACAGGTTTAGAAATAAGGTATGCAGGTGGTCTTGGAGGACATTTAAAATTAACTGATAGTGCTTCAGGTGCAGGTGGCAGTAATGGTTTTGATTTGTATGCTTATAATACTGCTGGTTATATAGAAAACTATGAATCAGGTCCTACTGTTTTTAGAAATAATGGCGGTGAGAGTATGCGTATTAAGTCTGATGGCACTTTGTTGATAGGAACTTTGAGTGCACCAGTAGCTGGTAGTGAAGGTATACAGCTTACAGGTACGCAAGGCTATATTGTTACAGCCAGAAATACCACTGCTGGTGCTAGTCATCATATATTTTATAATCCAAACGGGATTGTAGGTTATATTGAAACAAGTGGTTCATCAACATCATATGTAACCTCATCAGATTACCGCTTAAAAGAAAATATAACACCTATGTCAGGTAGCATAGACAGACTTAAACAACTTAAACCTAGCACATGGGCATGGATACAAGATGGTTCTCATGGTGAAGGATTCCTTGCACATGAAGCTCAAGAAATTGTACCAGAGTGTGCTACAGGCACTAAAGATGCTATGTGTACAGAGGAGTACGAAGTAACACCAGCAGTATTAGATGACGATGAAAACACCACCACTGAAGCCGTAATGGGTGAGCGTGAAGTACCTGACTATCAAGGCATAGACCAATCTAAACTTGTACCATT